ATATTTAAATCCTAAAAGGTCTAGTCCTTTAATGTAAGAACTTTCCCAATCCTTTCTGGACATTTTATAATCGGTATAATTTTGTCTAAGTTGAAGTCCAATTGGATCTAAAACTTCTTCTGGTAAAATATCTGCTAGGTTATCAAAGTGCGTGTTTGACTGTGCTTGGTTCACGGCACTTGGATCAAAATTAATTGTAGCACCACCTTCTTCGTCAGGTGTTACTTCTACTGGTTGTCTTTGTTGTTGCTCCGTAATGTCAACATCAGTCATTTCCTGTGCGCCAGGTATTTTTACTTCGTGTCTAACATTCGGGAGTGATTTATCTATATCTGCCATTTATACTCCTAGTCATCATTAACATTAATCATTATAGAACGCAACCCTTGTCTTTCAGGTGGAATTGCATGGGGTTTACGTATTCCTACCATACCACCGCCCATAAATTTCTCTTGTGTTCCATATGTACCTCTTCCAGGATTTTGCATTCTCCACCAAGTTAACTCACCTGGTCTTAATTTCATTCCTGATTTATAATCAGTTGGGCTAATCCAACCTTCATCTTTATACATATCTAAAACATCTTGTTCTGTAATATTAGTTCTATTATAGGTTGGTAATGAAAAATCTACTTTCATTTCTTTTTTAGCTGTCATTGGTCCTATTCTTCTTCCAGATGGTCTTGCAAGTTTATTTACTAGTGGTGTGCCTTTATCACTTTGAAAAGGTAGTTTAAATTTGTCAAGTCTTGATGCTATCATTTCATTTTCTAGTGCTTGATACTCTTGTCCAATTGCACTTCCCTCTGTAAAAACAGAATCACCAATAGCACTAACCCTTCTTTCTAAATCTTTTTCTGCAGCATCAATCATTTCATTACTTATTATAGGACTACTATCTATCATTCCATAACCACCACTTTCAGCTATTTGAGCTGATTTCATTCCTTCTAATTGCTCTTGCTTTATAATAGCTTGATCTAATTTCATTAAATCTAAAGCATGTTTTTTCTGTGCATCTGTTGTTAGTTTACCAGACTGTAATAAATTTTTAGCTTTTGCTCCTGCTTCACGATAAGGTAAAAAAGTTTTAGTTAACCAATTTTTTGAAAGCGCTTCATTTACTGGTATATTTTTTCTAAGTATGTCATCTGTAATATCTCCTGCTTCATACGCTGCAAAAAAACCAAGAGCCTGTGGCCCCATTAAATTTCTAAGTCTAAGTAATTCAGATGGGTTTAATTGTTTACTCGCAGATTTTAAAATATTTCCTCCATTTGCTAAAATTCTTCTCATTAAAGAACTGTTAGCATTTCCTGTTTTCATATTTTTATTAAATTGATTAATTCCACATTCTAAAGTTCCTCCAACTGCTCCTGCAGCTTTATAACCAATCCTGCCTCCTGATGCTTGGCCTTTAGGACAAAGTTTAATTATTAAACTTCTTAATTCTTTAGTTAAACCTGCATCTTTTGCAGCTGCGGTAGCTATGCTTCTTTGAGTTCCCGTTGTACCAATAAATCTTCCATCAGTTTTGTACCTAATTCCACCTTTTTTGTCAGAAAGATTTTCCATAGCTGTTGCGTATTCTGTTTTTGTTAGGTTACCTGCTTTATATTTATTTAATAAATTATTTTGTTCTCTATTAGCGGCTCTGTATGACACTTCCATTCTAAATGGATTTTTTCCAACACCTTCTGTGTGATGGGCTTCTGTAAAACTAAAACTTGGTTTTCTTAAAGCATAAAACTCTTTAAGCAATTTTTTGTCTGCTTTTGAATTTGTTAAAGGTCTATCAAGTTTTACCTCTAATTCTTTTTGTAATAAACCTTCTCTCATCCATTCGTTTAACGATCTTCCTTTAAACTTCATTTTATTCATTTTAGCTTGGTCGTCATACGTTTTTACAGATTTTGCAAAAAATCCATCTCCATAAGCAGCGTCTACTTGTCTTCTTAAATCACCAGGTTTATAATTTTTCCCCCAAGTATAAGTTGCTCCTGTTTTATTATCGTAAAATTTTGCTTTTTTCCAAACATGAACTCCATTTTTATCTTTCATTTTCCAATCGATATTACCATCGGCATCTGTAGGAACGTCTGTTAATAATTCCATTCTTCCATCTGCTTTAAGAGAGGAGTCATAAAAATTACGAAACATTTTTCCTTCTTTAGTTCCTCCTATAGGAAAACCTTTTTTACCGCCTTTACCACTTAATTTTTCTCTCGAAACTAAATCAGAAGCATATTGTGTTATTTCAGAATCAGTAGGATTTCCCAGAAAGAAAAATTTAGCACCAGGGTATTGTCTAATAATTTTTTTAGCTTCATCTACCGTTCTAATAGTTAAAGGACCAGTAGTTCCTACTCCAATATCTAATTTATTTTGAAGACGAGAAACACTACTCTTATTCCATTTATCACCTAAATAAGTAGTTTTACCTTCATCATCTAAAAATTTAGCAAACTGTTCGGTTGTCATATCTTTGTTTTTTAATCTTAAATCTTTAAATTCTTGATCTGTTAATCTTCCAGGATAATATTCTTTTGATACTCGATTAAAATCTTCAATAATTAATTTTTTATTAGCCTCATTAGCAACCATTGATTTTCTATAAGTTGGTTTATTTGCTTTACCTCCTTTTAACATTATTTTATAATAATATTTTCCAGATCCTGGTCTTGTTTCTTCTATACTTATTCCTTTAGGTAAACCTTCTCTTAATTCTTCTAAAACTTTTTTAGTATATTTAGGTGTATCTTGTGCTCTTGCTATAGAATGTTTAGTTTGTATTCCTTCTTCATTTAAAAATTTTTGAATAGTGCCTACTTCAAATTTTGTACCAGATTTTTTTATAATTTCAGGAGTGCTTGAATTAGCAAAATCAAAATCTTTATTATTTTCTAACCATTTAAAAAATTTAGCTTTTTCTTCTTTCCATCCTTTTTTAGGTCCTTGATACCCAGGTCTCGATCCATCAACCGATGGTGTTACTAGTTGGCCATCGTTATATCCAGCCCTGCCACCTTTAGCATAACCTTCTTTCATTGCTTGTCTAACAGCTTCACCAAACTCATAACCTTCATCCATTAATTCTCTAACTCTTTTACCTAACAAATCTTTTTCGTCATAAACACCATTGCCTTCTTTAAAACCGATTCGTGGTCCTTGAGCCATGGACCCTGTGTCTTCGTACATGTTTTTAACTTGTTCTATGTAATCTAAAATATTTCTCATTCGCCTAACATTCCTGCAAGTCCGCCTGATGCGTGTTTAGTTGGTTTCTTTCCTTGTTTTTTAAATATATCTATAATTTCATCAACATTCATTCCTTTTTCTTGCATCTTTAATGCTTCTTTCATTGCTGCCTTGGCTTCTGCAATTCTTTGAGGGTTATCATCTGTTAAAATTTTATTTATTAAATCATCTGAGATTCCTGGGAATTCTGCTTTTAATTCATCTGCTGGAGATAATTTTCTTTGAATATGAGCTAGTTTAATTCCACTTAATTCATCTTTGACAACAGGAGCTCCTTCTTTTCTAATATAGTCACTCATTTTTATATTTTTTCTATTCATTCTTAACCAGTCATGCATTTGAATATTACCACCTAATGCTTCAGTAACTTTGATTGATGATAATCTATCTTTAGCTGATTGTCTGATAGCTTTCATATCTTTATAGTTAGGGTGATTTGGAGAAACATTTAGAGGACCTAGGTCATCAATTAATTTTTGAGCAGCTTTCTTTTCAACTTCTATCCAGTTTGCTGGAACTTTGTTACCATACATATCTAAAGCTTTTGGATCAAAGAATTTTTCTTGTTGTAACCATGTTGTATGATCGGTTGAGCTAGGCTGCATATCATAAGGCTTCTTATTTACATTTTTAATAGGACCTGCCATTTTTTTAGAACCTTTAGATAATGCTTCTTGTGTATTAATTTTATTAGTAAAATCATCAAACATTTTTTTTGTTTTTTCTTTTTCAATAGCTTTTAGAGGTCTTTCAAGTTTACTTGCTGTGGTAATAGATCTTTTTCCAAATTTTTCCATTATTTCTTTTAATGCCGCCTCTAAACCTGCTGCTAATTTTCCCTTGGAGAATGGAACACGGCCGCCTGCTGCTTTATTAATTCTTAAAATAATTTCTTTAATCTCATCATCTTCATAACCTAGTTCTCTACCTATTCTTACAATATTTTCTAAAGCAAAAGATTTATTTCTTTCAACACCTTCAGGTCCTTCACCTTTTTGTCGTGCAAACTGAGACCATCTATCTACAACAGCTTCAAATTCTGAATCATCTTTTGTTATAACAGGTCCACCAACTTCAGTATGAAATAAACCCTGAAATGGTTTTTCTTTTGGTAGTACCATGTTTCCCGAATCGTAAGGCACTCTATGATTATCGTCCTGGTATGTTGGTTCACCTAACATGCCTGCAATACCGCCGCCTGCAAATTGTAATGGTGGTACTATACCTCCTTCAATAGGTATAGAGGTAATTTCCTCTTCAATAGCTTCGTCATCTAAAATATTTCTAGTATCATATAATCTTTTGGCCAATATAGCTTGTCTAAGTGTTTCTGATATACCTCCACTACCCCAAGCTGCATAAGTTCTAACAAAAGGATTATTTAAAACTTTGTTTATTGTTCCACTTATGGTTCTTTTTGGTCTTCTTGCTTCAGCAGTAGCTATCATATGAGCTGCGTTTTGATCTGAGCTTGCTCTATCATTAACTGGATCAGGACCTCTAGTGGTACTGGTAGTTACTCTTCCAGTGGGAGAAACCTGTACACTTTTTGCCGTTGCTCTTCTAGTGTCACCGTGTACTGTTCCCATGTCAGCTCCACCACCTTGAAAACCGATTCTCTCACCTAACATGCCTGCAATACCGCCGCCTGCAAAATCTTCTGGATCTTTCATTTTATCTTTAAAACGTTTTATTGATTCTTTATTTTGTTTTTCTAATTCTTTTTTTATTTGTGCCTCTGTTTTTTTAACTTTTTTAAGATCTGGGCTTTTACCAAATACATCTCTGTATTGATCGGCTCTCATAGGAATAAAATTTTTGTCAGGTGTAGGTCTTGCTTTAGTCCAGTCTGTAATTTTATCTCTTGGGAATTCAACAACTTCACCTTCTTTTTTAAAATATTTACCTAATCCTGATGCTAACGTTTCTTGTGCTGTTCGTTGTTTATTTATAGCTTCAATTTGATTTAAATGTTTTAAAACGTCGGCTTCACTTTTAATAAACTGATCCCATTTGTCTGGAGTAAGTCCAGATAATCTAAAAGTTTCTGCAATCTCGCCTGTTTTAGCTTCAGCTAACATTCTATTACCAATAGTAGTAATTCCTTTGCCACCTTGTTCAGCGGCTTTTTTTCTCGCTACTAATTGTATAAATTTTAATGCCGACATTAATAATAAACTCTTTTCCTAGGCGCTGATTTTTGTTCTACATAATCTTCAGGGTGCTTAATTAATCCGCCCTGCCTGAAGCGCATCACAGCCATAGTCATAGAGTCGACTAAGTCGTCATGATCACCATGTGGGAATGCTGCGCATTCTTCAATAACCTCTTCTGCAAAATTCTGATCTGGCGCCCATATCATTCCAGACTCAAAAAGAGGTGCACATGTATTTACTCTAACATGTTTATCATTTCCTTTTGATGGTGTAAAGCTGATAACTGGAATATCCATCTGTCTAAGCTCATAAGTTAACGGTAGACCCGATGCTTTAGCTTCAACAACAACTGTTTCAGGATTCCAGTATTTATATTGCTCTAGTGCCTTTCTTCGAAGTTCAGGGAACTCGAATCTGCCTTTTACAGCATCTAAAAGTATTAAATTGGCTCCTGAGTCTTCATCTGGGAAAAATATACCCCAAGTCGTGATTGCACTAAAGTCAGCAGTCTCTTTTTTCATAAATGCGGTGTCATAACTTTGAATTACATGTTGCAAAGGTGGAATTCTATCACTATCCCATTTTCGCCACCATTCTCGTTTTATAAGTGCACCTTCTTCTGATGTCGGTCTTTGCATCCACTGTGCATTCCATTTTCCAACTGGAAGTGTTGCTTTTACTTTTTCTAATTCGTCTAATTTCCAATATTCAGGCCAAACGGGTTCTGGAGTAGGTCCATGGTCCAAGATCGCCGGAAATTCGACCACGTCCCATTGATCTGCTTTTGCTTCTTTTTGTTTTGACAATAACATACCTGTTAAATCTTTTTTGCTCCATCTAGTCATGACGCAAACAATTTTTCCACCAGGTTGAAGTCTTTGACGTGGACCTGACGTGTACCACTCGTAAGCATTCTCCATAGCGGTTGCGGATAACGCATCTTGCTCCGAATGTGGGTCATCAATGATTAATAAGTCCGCACCACGACCTGTAATTGCTCCACCAACACCAGCTGCAAAGTATTCACCACCTTGAGCAGTCTCCCAACGTCCTGCAGCCTGTGAATCTTCTCTTAAAGCTGTTTCAAAAATTTTTTTATACTCAGGAGAGTCAATTAAGGTCTTTGCTTTACGTCCAAAACGTATTGCAAGCTCTCCAGTGTGCGTTGCTTGAATGATTTTGAGTTTTGGATGACGGCCCACCATCCATGATGGCAAAAGATAAGACGCAAATTCTGATTTTGTGTGTCTTGGAGGCATATTTACGATTAAACGGGTAATTTTACCTGTTGCAAGGTCATTAAATTTTTTTGCAATGTGTCTGTGATGAGCTCCTTCGACAAATTCGGGCCAAACACACTTAACAAAACTTAAAAAATCGTCTTTTGCCCTGTTTTGTATCTTTTTTTCAGCGTGTAAAACCTGAAGTTGTCTAAATTGCTTTCTGATGTCGGCTGGAAGCCTACTAATATCAACATTATTTAAATTCATAAAAATTTTTTTAAAATTTTTTGCACTTTTTAAGGTGTTCAAAACGAATTTAGCACCATTAACTCTCCAAATCAAGCTATATAGTCAAAAGTAGTGGGACCCCTTTTAAAAAAAAGGGGGGTGGGTGGGCCCAAAGGCTTCAAGCCTGGGATTGTGTTTGGTACCTCTATTGAATTGGGGAGGCGTAGCCCGTCAGGGCT